GGGGGGGCCGCCTCTCTCTGGATAATTCCATATGGGGTATTGGGTGTAACACCTTTGATAAAGAAACACCATGGCGTCACCGGATCGTATAACCGGTACCTTCGGGGGATGAACACACATCTTATCAAAGTCACTGGCCAGTTGCAGCTCCGACAGTAGGCCATATAATTTACAATACAGGGGTGCGGAGACGTGATCGTTTTGGCCGTCGTGGGTCCAACGTGATCTCCCCAAGGGGTGCGTCTTGTCCTCGCACCGTGTCTGCGTTTTCAGACCCTGTCCCAAGTTCTCCTGAATCCATACGACAGGTTAAATTAGTGGTAGAGGGAGCCTCGGGCGGAGCCCATTTTCATTTTATGCAGACACTGAAATGATCGCTCAAGTTATTTTCGGCCTCGCGGCGCTTTTGTTAATTCTTGGGCTCGTTCAGCTAGTGTGGAAACTAGCTGTCCTACTTTTCCGCCAGTGGTGGCGACTACTCCGAGGCATTGTCTTGGTGCTTTGGTTGTTGTTCACCGCCCCTGGTTGGTTGTGTGTTGCCCTCCTCTTTGGAACACTCGACCTTCTGTCCCTTTGGAACTCTTCGAAGGGAGCCCACGTGGAGCCTGTGCCCCACTGGGTCAGAACCGACTCGTCTCAACAACCTGTCGGGGAGGAGAGTGGTGTGGCGGAGACTAGGAGGGTCCCTGTCACGGCACATTTGTGTGCCAGACCCCGACGCAGGGCTCGCTGGGTTAAAGCGATAGAGTCGGTTTTGGGTGACGCACCAGGTGGTGTTGTCGGGAAGCTTGTAAGAGGGCGGTGGACACCAGACCTCCCCTCTGAAGCTTTCAGCCCTGAACTGAATTTGTTGCTTTCGAAAGCGAAAGGCGGGGTAAGGATCCTTGGCGGCGGATCCGTTGTCGGGAAGTCAGGTGATGACGAGGAAAAGGTGCCCTACTTTGTGGTGGAGCACCCGGATGGCACGGTGGAGACGTGCTTTCCGCAACTCATCTCTTCCCTCTCCTCATACACGTTTTTCCGAAAGCGTGAATCCACCCTTGTACTAGCTCTTCGCTCTAGGGCGTTGGATTGGTGCAAGAGGAAGGGGCTGTCCAGCTCCTCCACTGAGGTAGCTGTTTCGACGGCTATTAGGTGGGCTTGGCATGTTGGTGATCTAGAGCTGTATGGCCGTCACAACATGGAGGAGGAAGACGCTGGGCCTTGGTGGGGCTGAGATAGACCGGTGGCGACTTATGGTCAGTGTGTCGGAGACATTGATCTGGTCCTCTCTGAGGACTCCACCCTGGTGGTGAGTCAAGACTGTGTCTGCCAACCCGAGGCTCGTAGGCAAATGTGGGTTGCGTGGAGAACAGGGTTGCCTGGCACGTGGTTGCCGGGGGTCCACGCAAACTGCTACCACAACGAAGTGGCCGCTTTGGTCAGGCGGTCACTGGCTCCACTACCACGAGGACCGGATCCGGATCTAAGTTCGGGGGTTGTTGAGATGTACAACCGTCTCAATGTCCTTGCGGGCAGGTATCGAGGTTCTCGATGGGAGCTACTGGAAACGGCGCTGTCATACAGCGGTAGTCTAAGGCGCCGTTACATCGAGGCGGAGCGCAGTCTTAGAGAAGATGGTCCTCTCGAAAGAAAGGACTGGAGGCTCTCTGCGTTCTTGAAGGCTGAGAAGACAGGCGCTGCCAAGGACGCCAAACCTAGGATGATCTTCCCTAGATCGCCAAGGTTTAACTTGGTAGTTGCCTCTTGGCTGAAGCCGCTTGAGCATTGGTTGTGGGGTTTCCTCACCGCTAGGCGGCTCTTCGGTGGTTCAAACACCAGAGTTGTGGGAAAGGGGCTAAGTCCGACCAGGAGAGCGAATCTCATTGTCCGAAAGTTCAATGACTTCGAGGATTGCGTGGTGTTTGAGGTTGATGGTGCAGCTTTTGAGGCTCACGTGACCGAGAACCATGTGTCTAGGGAGCACGGTGTTTATAAACATGCCTACCCAGGTGACTCTGAGTTGGCCTCTGTGTTAAACAAGCAAAGGTTCCAAGGGACGACCATGAATGGTGTGAAATTTTCACGAAGGGGTGGGAGAGCTAGTGGTGATTTTAACACTGGCATGGGGAACACGCTGATTATGTTGGCTGTGACCTGTGGTGTGTTGAATCGATACCAGATCAAGTACGATGTGCTTGTTGATGGTGACAATGCGCTAGTTTTCTTGGAACGTAGACACTCCTCTGTGGTGATCGACAATTTCTACCATCATGTCCTGGACGCATCGGGTTTCGAGATGACTCTTGAGAAGCCTGTGTCATACATTGAGGGGATTAGATTTGGGCGTTCTGCGCCATTGTGGCTTGGTAGCAAGTGGACAATGGTTAGGGAGCCTTGGTCTGTGCTGTCTGGAGCCTATGCTAGTCATAGGTGGCTCAGGGAGCCCTCTTTTGGGCGCCGCTGGGTCAATGGGGTTGCTAGGTGCGAGTTGTCGTTGGCACTTGGTGTTCCCATTCTACAGGCGGCTGCTCTCAGTGTCCTCTCTCGCACGGAACACTCGAAGAAGGTGCCTGTCGAGGCATTGTCCGATTACTTTGTAATGGGCGCTTTTCTGGCGGGGGCTGGCGATGTCGTTGATGTTAGGCTCGAAACTAGACTCAGCTTTGAGAGGGCTTTTGGAATCTCAGTTGAGGAACAACTTCTTTGGGAAAAAGTTGTTGGGGATGTGTGTGTGGGATCTCCTGCGGGAGTGATCCATATGGCACCTCCTAGTCAGTGGCAACACGCAGAGCCTGGTCTCTATGAGGCTTACATTGACGCCCACATTTGATTGGGGTAGCGTGCGGGGGAAAGGGTACAGGTTGCTCTAGGGATAAGGGGGTATTGGCCTTGGGATCTCCGCCCACGTCCGAAAGGTCCGTGGTGTCGTCTCCTTTGGAGTCTTGGCCCGACCAGTTGTTTCTGGCCGAAGTGGTCCGACCCGTGGATGGTCACCTCCCTAAGTTCCGTGTGTAACCAACTCCCTGAAACCGGACGTCCCGAGAGGCTTGCCAGTGCTGCCCGACTGGCCGACCCATGGGCCCCGACCATGGGCTGACGCAGGGGATGCCGGCCCGGCATTTTAAGGGCGCTCCAGGGGGCGTGTGCAGGCAAAATCCTTCGGGTGGGCCGTCTGTGCACATGGTTTCTTCGGAACAATTG